GTACAAGGTATTGAAAATACACAAAATGATTTTGTTGATGGTGTTGACAGAGATATGATCCATGTTGTTATGAATACCGCTACATATGGAGAGCTTAGAAGTTATATTGATATTAATACTCAAAACGCTAATGTTGATACAAGTATCGCGGAAATGGGTATTTTACACGGGGTTAAAGTGTATAGTTCTGTATATCTTCCAAGCGGAGTAAGCAGAATTGGAATGGCAGAGGGTTCAGTGGCTCAACCAGTTATGAATACTCTTGATGAAGCTGGAAAATTCCCCGCATCTAACGCTTATCACTTTGGTGTATTCTTCTCATATGGTACTGAATCAGTTATGCCTGATTTAATTCAATATGTTGGAGACGCACTTGCAAATCTTACTGTAACAATTGCTGATTCAGCAACAGCGGGAAATACGGCTGCGACAATTACGGCTTATACAGGAGCATCTTCTTATGCCTATACAATTGCTGGAGCTTCCGCTGGAACTGTTCCAAGTTTTGGAGATACAGTTACGGGATATACGGCTATTACGGCTGGGGTTGCTACAGATATAGAAACTACAAATGATTATTATATTATATTTGTAGCACTTGATGCAGCCGGAAATGTTATTGCGGGCGTTCAGAAACAGGCTATTGTCGCATAATGTTATTAATTCATAATGGATTAGAATACAATGTAACTAATAAATTCACCTTAGAACAGCTCTTGAAATATGGAGCTGTCGAGGTGAAGAAATTAGAGCCGAAAACCGTTACCGAAGAAATGGTCGAGGAAAAGAAAGAGCGTGAACCTAGAAAATATTCTAGAAAGAAGTGATAATAAATGGCAGTAAAAAGAATTGATTCAACATATGTTGAAGGAAATACAACGCAATATGCTGGTGTGCTTCAATTTCAAGGATTATCAACCGATACAAAACCAACATTAAATGCGAATCAAAGTGGAAGCACTTTTTATTGTGTAGATGATAAATCATATCACACATGGCATATAGACGAATGGGTTGTCCCAACATGGTATACGCCAATTCATACTGAAACTGTTCAGGAAAAAGCAATCGAACTTGGCTGTGGTTTTCAAGTGCAATTAGTTGGCTCTGGTTTGGCAAGCGAAGGAACTGAAACTTATTTGTTTAGAACACCATCTGATAAATTAATTACTTTTAATGCGGGTTCGTTAATTGCCGTTGATGAATCAGTTTCAAAAGATGCATTTTTGTATGTAAGTATACATGAAGGCGCGACTATAACTGATACCGGAGATTATGATAATGTTGTAATTAGTAATTTTAATAGATGGGGCGGTCTTTCTGCTTCATTTATAGCCAAGCATGACCCAACCATAAGCGTTGTTGGAACATTATTGTTAACAACAATTACCTCATCTTCATTATCAACAAATTCAAATATAACATTTCAATTAAAGCAAGGTGTTGATTATACTGTTACGGTTTATAATCCTTCGGCTGCTGCTTGTAATTATGTATTCACAGGAATAATATTTCAATTACCATTAAATGAGCCGTAAAGGAGTGATTTAAAATGGCGTATATAACTTATGGGGAATATCAAGATTTGGGTGGTACTATTTCAGAAGATAAATTTAATATTTTAGAACGAAAAGCAAGACGCAAACTTGATTACTTCACACAAGACCGCCTGAAGGTTGTTGAAACCATTATTGATGAAGTCAAAGAGTTAATGACTGAATTTATTGATAAATTATCAAACATACCTTTAAATGGCAACATAACGAGCTATAGCAATGGTATAGAATCATTCGGATTCGGAGAAAATCAAATAAGTGCTTTAAACACGGAATTATATGATTTAGCCATTGAATATCTCCCAATTGAATATATAAGTTCATATGTACCAACTATTGCCGAATTAGAGGAAGAGAGTGAAACTGATGTATGATAAAACTGTTACAATTGTTAATAAATTGAAAAAAGCAGATTTACCATTGGCTACAACAGATACATGGATAAAAACTATTATTAATTCGGCAGAATATAAAAAAAATGTTGTTAAAAATGTTAGCGGTCAAACTGTTAGTATGGGCGAATCCATTACGATATTGATACCATTTAATCAAGGATATTTACCATATCAAACATGGAAAACAGATACTTCACAAGGTTTTACAATGTCCGTAGGAGATTTGATTTTTCTTGATATGGAGTTATCCGAAACGGTTACAAGTAGCAATGTAACATTGTTGAAAAATACATATGATTGTTGCGAGGTTAGAAGCATAAATACGGCTGATCCTAACGAAATTGTAATTTCATTTGTCCAATTACAAATTGTAGGTGTTTAGATGAAAATATCTGTTCAAATATTTAATACAAAACAAACCATGGATAGAATATTGAATGAACGAGTTGGTATATTTACCGCTGAAACATGCGCAAGATATTTTAATCCGTATGTTCCAATGGAAAAAGGTAATTTATCACAGACATATACAACTGAACCTTATAAAATCACATATGAAATGCCTTATGCTCACAGAATTTATACTGGTACTAATTTTAATTTTTCAAAACAACAACATCCACTTGCTACATCGTATTGGGATAAAGCAGCGTATGCAGCTCAAAAAGGAAATATAGCAAAAGAAATATCGGATTATATTAAAGGATAGGTGAAAATATGAACATTTATGAACAAATAGCAGAATGGTTGCTAAGTATATATTCTGGTTTTGATAATTGGCTTTATTTCAATGTATTACGGATGGAAAGCGGAAGCAATTCATTGAGTACAGTTAGCGGAACAACTGTTTTAAATGAATATATCGACGGTTCAACGGAAAATGAAATTATATTTGGTATATCACTTGTTAGACTATATAGCACTGAAATGTCAACTGATAATATCGATATAATGTCGGAAATTGAAGCATTGGTAACAGCTATAGAAGATTCAGACACATTACCTGATTTTGGCGAAGGTTATCGCGTTGATTCAATCACTATAGTTCAAGATATTCCAAGTATAAATATAGATCAAGATAATAATATTTGCGAATATCAAATACAAGCAAGTATAAATTATATAGAAAAAGCATAAAGAAAGAGAGGTAATATATATATGAGTAAAGTAGCGAGTACAGTGGCGTTATTTGTAGATACATCAGCAACAGAAACTCCTGATTATTTAAGAGTATCTAAATCAACTATTTATACAGAATCATACAATCCAGAAACAGAGGATTTTGATTATATTGTTGATTTACAGAAAACGACTGAGGTTAAAGCTTATGCGCCAACATTAGATCAAGAAGTTGCAATTTTGCCAGACGAGGAAGATTACGAATATTTTAATGATTTAAGAAAAACATTGCCAACTGGAACTTCGGCACATAAAAGTTTCTTAAGAGTATATATCAATGATGGAGACAACACGGTTGGATATTATTCAGTACTTCAAGATTCGGTATTAAGTTTTAATGAATATAATGCCGTTGACGGAAAAATAACATTTAATATTGCATTTTGTGGAAATCCAACAGAAGGTTTGACAATCATTACAGATGGAGTACCCGCATTTACACCCGCATAATAAAAATGAAAGGTAAGGAAATATGGAATATAAAATTAATTGGAATGGGGAATCTTATGATATTCCCAATTATTCCTTGAAAATAGCAGATAAATTAGAAGGAATTGAATTGCTCAATCGAGGAAATCAAAAATTTAGAGACAAATGTAAAAAAATGTATGATTTTATTTGCGAAATATTGACAAAAGATATTGTTATTAATTTACTTGGAAAATTTGAAGATTCAGACCCAAACAATATTAATATTTTATATCTTGAAATTGTTAAAACATATAATCAACCACTCATTGATTATAATAAATCAGACATAGAGGAAAAATTAAATACAGATGAAATGAGTAAAATGTCTGAATTAATTAAAGCAATTCCTCAATTAATAGAATTAAATAAACAAAAATGATAGATTTAAGATTCAAAGGCTTGCCGAACACCGTTTGTGTGAACGGTAAGTCTTTTTTAATAAAAACAGATTTTAGAGAGTGGCTAAAATTTGGTGAATTAATTAAAAAAACTAGACCATATAAAGAATATTTTTATTTATTTGAAAAAGATATTCCAACAACTGAATTTTTCAATGAATTAATGAATTTTTATTTGAATCCAAATTCAACCCCGATTGATATCGGAAGTTCAAGTAACAAAAAATTATTAGACTGGATAGAAGACGGAGAATACATTGTAAGCTCGTATTTGGCTGTTTACGGCATTGATTTAACACAAGTCGATAATTTGCATTGGCATAAGTTTCAAGCATTGTTTAGGGGACTTCCAGACGATTCAAAGATAATGCAAATAATGGGTTATAGAGCTTATAAAAAATCAAATAAAAATATGGAAGAACAATATCAGAAACAATGTGATATGTGGACATTCCAAGATAGTGAAGAATTAGAAAGACAACAACAATTATTAGATGAATTTAATAAATTATAAGGTAGGTGATTGATTTGGCTGACGGAAAAGTTGTAATAGAAACCGATTTAGATGATAGCGGTGCTAAAAGTGGTTTATCAAAATTAGGTGGAACACTTGGAAAAATAGGCGGAACAGCTTTAAAGGGTGCTACCGTTGCAATCGGTGCAGTATCAACAGCTATTGTTGGATTGGGTGCAAGTGCAATTAAATATAACGCAACAATGGAACAATACGCAACATCATTCGAAGTTATGACGGGAAGTGCTGAAAAATCAGAGGAAGTCATGACAAGATTAAAGGATTTAGGAGCTGCCACCCCTTTTGAATTCGAAGATTTAGCGGGTGCAACTCAGACCTTAATGGCATTTGGATTTTCAGCAGATGAAGCAATAGATCAATTCAGTATTTTAGGAGATATATCTCAGGGAGACGCTGAAAAATTAGGAACATTCTCAAATGCTCTAGGAAAAATGCAATCAAGTGGAAAAGTATCATTAGAATCATTAAACATGATGATAGAACAAGGATTCAATCCATTGCAAGTAATTTCAGAAAAAACAGGAGAATCTATGACTAGTTTATATGATAGGGTTTCTAAAGGAACTGTATCACTTGATGAAATAAAGGACGCAATGGTAACAGCTACTAGTGAAGGCGGTCAATTTTATCAATCAATGGACAAACAAAGCCAAACATTAAACGGTAGAATATCAACATTAAAAGATAATTTTAGTCAATTAACAGGTGCTATTTTTGAAGGCGCAAGTAGTGAAGCTGGTGGAATTATTGATATGGCTATTAATTGGATCGATCAATTGCAATCAGCATTTGAAGAGGGAGGAGTTGAAGCATTAGTTACGGCATTAGGAAATATATTGAGTCAGGCTGTTGGACAAGTTGCATCATATGCTCCTAAATTAATAGAATTAGCCGTTTCAGTATTAACGGCTTTTATCGGTGGAATACAACAAAATTTACCAATGATAATTCAATCCGTTATTTCAATTATAACCTCATTAACACAAGGAATTATTGCATTATTGCCACAAATATTACAAACAGGTATACAAATAATTATTCAATTAGCATTAGGATTAGCTCAAGCCTTACCTCAATTAATACCTCAAGCCGTTGATGCTATTTTAACATTAGTTGACGGTTTATTGGACAATATTGACAGCATTATAGATGCTGGTATACAATTAATATTAGGATTGGCAATTGGCTTAATCAATGCATTGCCAAGATTAATAGAAAAAGCGCCTGAAATTATATTAAAACTTGTAACAGCTATAACAAATAATGCGCCTAAACTTGTAAGCGCAGCACTTCAAATAATATTAGCACTTGCTAAAGGATTAATAACTAGTTTGCCTAAACTAATATCGCAAATACCTTCATTAGTTGTCAGTATAGTAAAAGCATTTGCAAATATGTATAGTCAATATGCCAGTATAGGTTTAAATATAATCAAAGGAATAGGAAGTGGATTATCTTCTGGTTGGGGATGGTTAAAGGATCAAGTTGCAAACATAGCCTTAAGCTTATTTAATGCAGCTAAAAATGTATTAGGCATTCATTCTCCATCAAGAAAATTTGCATGGATAGGTGAAATGTCAGCAGAAGGTATGGTAAAGGGATTTGATGAAAATGATCCGTTAAAATCAATTAAAAACACATTAATTAAAGGTACAAATGATTTAAGCATGGGAATTGATAGTTATATAAATACAAATGTTGGAGGAAGCCTTGGAAGTTTATCTGATACAATTGTAGATGCAATTTCAAATAGCAGCATGACTATTAAAATTGGAAGTAAAGAAATGGGTAGGATTGTGAGGTCGTATGCATGAGCATGAGAATATATTATAAAAATAGTAAAAATGAAATACTTTATCTGGATCAAGTACCATATAAATTACTTTCTAAAAATTCTTTATTTGATTATTCGTGGGACTATGTGACAAAGGGCATTAATTTGCCCCGAATTGCAAAGTTTAGCAAAAATATGGTCAAAAAGGCAATGACTCTTGTTATTAGCGGAGATACTCCATCTATTTGCATGGATAATTTGAATACATTGTTAGCGCATATAGATATAGACGTAATAAATCTTACAAAAGGCAGATTATATGTAGGTGATTATTATTTGAATTGCTATATAACTGGAAGTACTAGCGGAGATAAATATATCAATACGAATAAAACAACTAAAGATTTAACAATCGTAGCAGAGCGCGACGGATGGATAAAAGAAACTGAAACATATTTCGGTCAAGCAACAAGCGAAGAATATTCGGGAGGTGGATTTGATTATCCGTTCGATTATCCATTCGATTATGGAAATTCATTAACTAATCAATTATTGGTTAATGACAGTTATTCTCCATCAGAATTTGAAATGATTATTTATGGTTCATGCACTAATCCAGCCGTATCGATTGATGAAACTACATACGAAATTACAACAGAATTATTAACAGGTGAATATCTTGTAATTAATTCAATTGATAAAACAGTTTATAGAGTTAGAAATAATGGTCAAAAAGATAATTTATTTGATTCTAGAAATAGAGATTTTAATATATTTGAAAAAATTCCAATAGATTCTAATATTGTCACATGGGATGGTGGATTTACATTTTCAATTACATTATTTGCCGAAAGGAGTGAACCAAAATGGAGCTAGTTTATGCTGATTCTAACGGAAAAGAACTGGGTATAATACTTGATTTTGATATGGACACAGCAATCGGCAAAGATGAAAATACATTTCAAGTAACAATTCCATTATCAAATCATTGTTGTTCGAATGGATATAGGATATATATAGATAATACAGAAATGGGAGGGATAATTGATACTATTTCACCTAATACGGAAGATGATACAGTTATATACGAAGGGAGAACATGGCACGGAATACTTGAAAACAAAATAATAGAACCATTAGCAAATCAAGATTATTATTCTGTTCAAGGAGAAGCAAACACGGTTATAACCGGATTGATTAATTATTTGGAATTATCAAATTTATTTACAGTTTCAACGGCTACATCAACAATTACAATAAATTATTATCAATTTGAAAGATATGTAAACGGATTTACTGGAATATGCAAGATGTTATTTGCCAGCAATGGTAAATTAGTTGTTGAATACGCGAATAAAATGGTTAATCTTTCAGTTATTCCATTATATGATTATTCTGAATCAGAAGAATTTGATAGTTCACAAGTGGATTTTGCAATTGAAAGAAATTATAGACCAACTAATCATTTAATTTGTTTAGGTAGTGGAGATTTAAAAGATAGAAAAGTAATTCATTTATTTACAGATGAAAACGGAGGTATACAACAATATTCAACAGTTACGATTCCATACCAAGACAGTCATTATATATTAGATAAATCTTCTCAGGTATTATTCTATCAAGATGAAGTTACCGACGTATTGGATTATCCAAATGCTGATCTAGTATACAATTATATATTACTAGAATCAAAACCTACAAACTGGGATAATTGGCAATTATCAACTTCTTTTGTAATGTATTATACACAAAATAGTGATGGTAAAAGTTTTACCCAAAATGAATTAGAATATGCAGATAATTATTATGTTTTAACCGCTCAACCATCTGACTGGTTATATGATTATGGTGATTATTATTATCTTGATGGAGAAACATATAAATCGGTTGAAGGAGTCGAAGGAATAAGTTACGATTTACAAACATCACAACCTAGCGACTGGACTACGAATTATCAATCATATTATTATTATGATGGAGGATATTTGTCCGTTACGAGTGTAGAAGTATCAAATTATACTATTTTAGTTGATAGACCTAGTGACTGGGATTCTATATATTCAAATTGTTATTATTATTATTTTGATGGAATAGAATGGAGCTATGAACGAGTAAATGGAATTTCAAAGACTAAATACAATGTTCAAACAGGACAACCTAGTGATTGGAATGAAAATTATGATAATTATTATTATAAAAAAGCCATTAAAAAATATAAATATTTAGTCAAAACTAAAGTTAATAAAAAATGGGTTAAATCATATGAATATTACGATACTAAAATAGCTAATTCAAAAACAAGTACTCTTATAAAAAAATATATCAAAAAAGTAACATATGAATATCAATATACATCAGTTCCATTGACGAGTGCCGGAAAAGTTCCTACATGGAAAGCTAAAAAATATTATACATCAGAAAGCTATACTATTCCTCCGGAATTTGTAACAAATTATTATTATATATTAAATACATCAACTACTTATCCAACATGGCAAACAAGCACTTATTATACTAAAAATATCGGAGAAACTGCGCCAACATGGCAAGCATCTACTTATTATAAAAAAATAAACGAACCTGTCATATTGGAATTTGTAACAAATCAATATTATCAACGTTTTGAGGATAATTATTATACATTGGTTCAAAAAGGACTTGACTCATTGCAGAAAAGTTATGATTGTGATACGATAGATATAAATTTAGATACGGATTACGAATACGATATAAATGATATAATTGGAGCTAATGAAGAAATAACAGGAATATCGATATTTCAACCGATCATCAAGAAAATTTACAAAATAAAAAATGACATAGAAACAATTAGTTATGAGATAGGAGTGTGGTAGAATGAGCATGTCAATAATAACTGGATATACGGGCGAAGCACATGTTACGTCCGAACAGGGTGGCGCTGAAAATGCTGGAATGATTGGTACTGGTAGATATGTTTTTGATTTAGAACAAAGATTTGCTTATGAAATAATTTCAAATAATCTTGTTAGAATTAAAAATGGGTATGGAATCAATCAAGGTAGAACATTTGGAATTGCTATTAATGATTATGAAGATATGACAATTGATAACGGTTTGGCTGGTGTTAATAGACATGATTTAATAGTTGCTAGATATTTAAAAAATACCGAAACGGGTGTAGAGTCAATAACACTTGAAGTAATTAAGGGAACATCATCCGAAACGCCAGTAGACCCAACTTATACGACTGGAAACATTTTAGAAGGAGCTGCCGAAGATGTATATCCTCTTTATAGGGTTGTATTAGAGGAATTGGCAATAACTTCGGTTACATCATTATTTGAATTAGCACCAAGTATTGAAGATAAATATAATTCTACTGGTGGAGAAATGACAGGGGCAATAGTTTCAAATCTTGGAGTTGATAATTTCAGAACATATACAAATGTATTGCATTATGATGCTGTTTCAACTGGAGAAAATATGCTGCAAATAAATGTCCCACAAGTAGTTGGAGAAATATCATTAAAAATAGTTGGTCTTTTTGGTGAACAAGAATTTGAACTTAAAATATCCAATACATTATCGACATTACCGCCAGATGGAATTTATACGTGGCAAACTGGTGAAGCTTTTATTAGCAAGACAATGGATAATGCGATTAATCAAGTTAAATTCTGTACTGATACAAACGGATTCAATCCATGCATATTAATAGAAAGAAATACTTATACTCTTCCAAGTATGATGTTATCAATTAAAGAAATTATTTTTTATGGCACACCGGATGATGATTATGCATCTAATTGGTCAATAAGCTTAAGATCACTATAACAGGATTGCAAACAATTTCAACAATTCCAATTTCTGATCCAATAGGAGATATTACTACTATAGAAACTGGAACATTAACCCCATCTACAAATATCACGCTTGGATATACGTCTGTAAAAATTCGTAATGGAGTAGTATATTTGATTGCATATATAAACAAGACTGACAGTACCGAATTTACCGCAGATCGAACCGATTTGTTCACAATGAGTTCAAATATGATACCAACATATACTCAAGAGTTTACCGTATCGGCAGAATCTTCAATTGGTGGATATTTTAATACAAGTATGAATGTTGTTGTAAATTCTACTGGTACAGTTCAAGCAGATAAAATCACTAATTTAACAAATGCAAAACAAATTCGTATGTCTATATCGTATTTAATATAAATATTTACTTATATATTGATTATAAAATATTATAAAATAAATTAATAATAAAAATGAAAAGGAGAGATATTATGTTTAAAAATTCAGTATTAAAAGTATCTGTAAATACTCAAAAATGGTTAAAGGCTTCATTTAATCGAGCTATTAAAACAATGGCTCAAGTTGCGGTCGCAACTATTGGAATCAATGGGACAATGGGGGCAGTAGATTGGAAAATAGTATGCTCAACGGTTGCTCTTAGTGGAATACTTTCCGTATTAACATCAATAGCGGGGTTGCCAGAAGTAGAAAGTGAGGAATAGTCATGGATTTATCACAAAATGGAATTGATTTGATTAAAAGTTTCGAGGGATGTAAATTAACAGCTTATAAGGATGTTGTTGGTGTTTTAACTATAGGATATGGTCATATCAAAAATGTTGAAAGTGGACAAGTAATAACACAGGTAAAAGCAGAACAATTATTGAAAGAAGATTGCAAAAGATTTATTGATCATGTGAATACATATCAATCAAAATACAATTGGAATCAAAACCAATTTGATGCTCTTGTTAGTTTCGCTTTTAATATAGGCAGCATTACACAATTAACAGCAAATGGGACTAGAAATAATGAAATTATTGCAAATAAAATGCTTGAATATTATAAGGCTGGTGGAAAAACGATTAATGGACTTTTAACGAGAAGAAAAAAAGAACAAGCTTTATTTTTAACATTAATTAATGATGAATCAAACAAGGATGAAGATTCAACAAATCCATATACAAAATCAATTACAACTATTAGAAAGGGAAATAAGGGAGAATCAGTAAAATGGTTACAATGGGAATTAATAAATGATGGATACGACATTGTACTTGATGGAATATTTGGAAATGCAACATATTTAGCCGTGAAACAATTTCAAAAAAATAATGGATTGATAATCGACGGTATTGTAGGAATAAAGACAATAACTGCATTAAATTTAAAGTAATATTGCAATAATTTGATTTGTTTTATATAATTAATTTATATTAAGCAAAGTGAGGGATAAAATATGGACAACGCAAACTATATTACACGCACCGAATGTGCTGAATATCGAAAAGATATGAATGATAAAATCGATAAAAACGAGAGTGATATTGTGGAATTAAAAGTAATAAATGCCGAAATAAAATCAACCATGGCGTCAATGGTTACGATCAGCAAAGCTATATTTGCAGCTCTATCCTCAGGTATAGTTTCAATTATTATAATATTACTTACTAGGGGTTTGTAATGAGTTGTAAGGAAATTTATGAAAATAATACATATCAAATGGAATTATTAAAGCAAGTAAGGACGCAATCTATAAGATATTTTATATTGCTTGTTTGTACATTAATCGTTTGTGGTTTATTAATTGTTTATATTTTTTATGATAGAAAAAAAGATAGTGAAATCGAATATGAAAGTACCGAAACTACAACCACGACTACTACTGAAATAAGTCAAGACGGTGAAGGTTATAATGCTTATCTTGACGGAATAGGAGATATAAGTATTGGGACAGAAAATAAAGAAAACTAAAACAGTTAAAACAACTAAAACAAAATCAAAAGGAAAAAGATGATTAATCGGGACGCTATTAAGCGTCCTTTTCCTTTAATAAAATGACTGTTTATTGACAATTTAATAAAATAATAGTATTATTAATTTGTTGGTTTGTGTTCTATATTTCCCCATCCTTTCACTTTCATTTTGAGAAAGAGCGTCCTTTATGGGCGTTCTTTTTTTGTAAAAAATAATAATATTTTTAAAAATAACTATTGCAAAGTAT